CAGTATTAGACCAAGAAATTAGTAAGCAAGATAGTAAAATAGTTATATTAAAAAAACAAACAAATGAGAAAGTTAATAATGTTGATTCTTATAGGGATGATGAGCTTGAACAGTTTTTCACAGAACGTTATAGACAGTACCTCGATTCAATTAAAAAAACCAATAGTTCGATTAGTAATTAAGGATTTAATAATCGGGGATAGTTTTAAAAAAGAATTAAGTTTAATAACAACCAAATATTCACTATTAGAAAATAAGGTAGTATTAAAAGATAGCGTTATTAATAATCTTAACTTTCAAATTAATAATTTTAATTCTATATTAAATACAAAAGGGTCTCAACTAGAATTTACTAAACAATTAAATGATAAATTAAGACTTGAAATTAAAAAACAAAGGATTAAAAATAAAATTTTGGGGGGTGCTGGTTTAATAGCACTTGGTGGTGTAATACTTATATTAAAATAACTGCATGTCAGACTTAAAAAAAGTAATTCGCCAAGAATATCTTAAATGTGCCCAGGACCCGATACATTTTATGCGTAAATACTGTTATATACAGCATCCACAACGCGGCCGCATACAATTCAACCTGTACCCCTTTCAAGAAAAAGTATTAACGTTATTTCAAAACAACGATTATAGTGCTATATTAAAATCTAGACAATTAGGTATATCCACTTTAGCAGCAGGTTATTCATTATGGTTAATGACATTTCATAAAGATCGAAATGTACTAGCATTAGCAACTACACAGTCAACAGCAAGAAATTTAGTAACAAAAGTACAATTCATGTGGGAGAATTTACCCTCATGGCTTAAAGTAGATTCTGCCGAAAATAATAAGTTATCTTTAAGATTAACTAATGGTTCAAAAATACAAGCTAAATCTTCAAACGCTGATGCTGCACGTTCAGAAGCAGTATCTTTACTAATTATTGATGAAGCAGCCTTTATTGATAATATTGCTGAGACATGGGCATCTGCTCAACAAACATTAGCAACGGGTGGTGGTGCTATTGTATTATCAACTCCTTATGGTACAGGTAATTGGTTTCATCAAACGTGGGTTAAAGCTGAAAGTGGAGAAAATGATTTTTTACCAATCAAACTACCATGGTATGTACACCCAGAAAGAGATCAAAAATGGAGAGATGCTCAAGATGTTTTATTAGGTGATCCTAGACTAGCGGCACAAGAATGTGATTGTGATTTTAGTACATCAGGTGATATTGTATTTTATAACGAGTATTTAGAATATTACGAAAAAAGTTTTATTAAAGATCCCTTAGAGCGTAGAGGGGCAGACCAAAACCTTTGGGTGTGGGAAAATGCTGATTACACTAGATCTTATATGGTAGTAGCCGATGTTGCTCGTGGTGATGGGAAAGATTTTTCTACTTGTCATGTAATGGATGTTGAAACTAATGTTCAAGTAGCTGAATATAAAGGACAAATTGGTACAAAAGAATTTGGTCATTTGCTAGTAGGCTTAGCTACAGAATATAATGAAGCATTGCTTGTAATAGAAAATGCTAATATAGGGTGGGCAACAATACAAGTAGCTATTGATAGACAATATTCTAACCTTTACTATTCACAACGGGGTGGAGAGGCCAATGCTAATTCGTATTTTGATAAATATCAGGACCACTCAAAAATGGTAGCTGGTTTTACTATGTCATCTAGAACCCGACCTATGGTTATAGGAAAGTTTCAAGAATATATAGCAGATAAAAGTGTAACCATTCATTCAAAAAGGTTAGTAGAAGAAATGAAGGTGTTTATTTGGAAAAACGGTAGAGCAGAAGCACAAACTGGGTATAATGATGATTTAGTTATAGCTTTTGGTACCGCTATGTACATTAGAGATACGGCATTAAAATTTAAACAAAGAGGATTAGATTTAACAAAATCTGCATTAAGTAACATGAAAGTTAATAGAACACCCTATCAAGGTAGTTATGGTTTTTCAAAAGGAGCAGATAATCCTTACCATATGGATACTAAAGGTGGTAAAGAAAACATTGATTGGTTACTATAGTAATATTTATAACAATAATAATAAATTATGGCTGATAAAAGCGTATTTACAAGATTAAAAAGATTATTTTCAACAGATGTAATAATCAGAAATGTTGGTGGAGACCAAATTAAAACTATTGACTCAGGTCATGTTCAGTCTAGTGGTGAATATGAAACCAACGCTTTAGTAGATAGATACAATAGGATATATTCTACAGCTCCTTCATCTTTGTATGGAGCACAGTTTAATCTAAACTATCAGTACATGCGTACATTCATCTATTCAGAATATGATGTGATGGATCAAGATGCTATTATAGCTTCAGCTTTAGACATATTAGCTGATGAATCTACTCTTAAAAATGATATGGGTGAAGTATTATCTATACGAAGTGCTAATGAGGACATTCAAAAAATATTATATAATCTATTTTATGATGTATTAAATATTGAATTTAATATGTGGATGTGGATACGTCAAATGTGTAAGTATGGGGATTTTTTCTTAAAACTAGAAATTGCAGAAAAATTCGGTGTATATAATGTTATACCTTATACTGCTTACCATATGGAAAGACAAGAAGGATATGACCCAGAAAACCCTGCAGCAATTCGTTATAGATATAATCCAGAGGGTGTAAATGGTGGAGGAAATGCAGGTTCCGGTTATTATACAGTAAATCAAAACGAAGATAATGAGACAGGTATAGTATTTGACAATTATGAAATGGCTCACTTTAGATTAATAGGAGATGTTAATTATCTTCCTTATGGTAGAGCTTATATTGAACCCGCAAGAAAATTATACAAACAATATTCATTAATGGAGGATGCAATGTTAATTCATAGAATTGCTCGTGCACCAGAAAAAAGAGTATTTTATGTAAATGTTGGAGCCATTCCACCTAATGAAATAGAGGCATTTATGCAAAAAACTATTTCAAGTATGAAACGTACTCCAATGATGGATGAAAAAACGGGTGAATACAATTTAAAATATAACATGCAGAATATGTTAGAAGACTTTTACATCCCAGTAAGAGGTAATGATAACACAACTAAAATTGATACTTCACCAGGATTACAATATGATGGTATACAAGATGTAGAATATTTAAGAGGTAAACTGTTTGCTGCCCTTAAAATACCAAAAGCATTTTTGGGGTATGAAGAAGGTGTAGAAGGTAAAGCTACCTTAGCCCAACAAGATATTAGATTTGCACGTACTATTGATAGAATACAAAGAATTATATTATCTGAACTTAATAAAATTGCCTTAGTCCATTTATACACACAAGGATATACAGACGAATCATTAACTAATTTTACATTAGACATGACAACTCCTTCTATCATTTATGATCAAGAAAGAATTGAATTAATGAAATCTAAAGCTGAATTATCTGGTACATTATTAGAGCAAGGTTTAGTACCATCTGATTGGATATATGATCACATTTATCACTTTAGTGAAGATCAATATGAGGAATACAGAGAATTAGCTAGAGAAGATGCTAAACGTAAATTTAGACTTAAACAAATAGAGGAAGAAGGTAATGACCCACAAGAAACAGGTCAATCATATGGAACCCCTCATGATTTAGCTTCATTATATGGTAAGGGTAGAACAATGTCTGACCCGGGCAATGTACCTGATGGGTATGATGAAAAAGCTGAGTTAGGCCGTCCTAAAAATTCGATTACTAAAAGAAATACCCAAGCGGATAATTTTGGTAAAGATAGATTAGGTACTAAACGTATGAAAGATAAAGATAATAATGGTGGTGATTCAATAAACCCTAAATTTAAAGGTGGTCCTTTAGCCCTTGAAAATGCCAATACCGTTTACTTACAAAATAAGCAAATATTTGAAGCTATGGATAAGAAAAAATTGGTATTCCAATCCGATAAAGATGATACTACTTTATTAGATGAATCTCAGTTGAAGGAACAATAATTTTTATATATTTATAATAAAATATTTTTTGATGAATATTAAACACTCAAAATACAAAAATACAGGAATTCTATTTGAATTGCTAGTACGCCAAATAACGGCAGATACATTAAAGGGGGGTGATTCACCTGCTATTGATATTTTAAAAGAATATTTTGTAAAAACCGAATTAGGAAGAGAATATAAATTATATGAATCCATAGTTAAATCTAAGGTATTATCCGAAGTTAAAGCTATTATAGTCATTAATTCTATTTTAGAGATTAATAATAACCTAAATAGAAAAGCAATTAAGAGACAAAAATATAATTTAATAAATGAAATCAAAACCCATTACAACTTAGAATCCTTTTTTGGTTATAAGATAAAGGGTTATAAGGAATTAGCTTCATTATATACTTTGATTGAATCCTTTAATTCTAATAGTAAGGTAGCTACAAAACAGATAATAGATAGTAAAATTACCTTATTAGAATATTTGACTAAAAATAAAATTGAACCTAAGTCTCAAAATACAGTATTAGAAGAATTTTCTGGGTATGATAAGGATGTAAGAACTTTAACTTACAAAATCCTTCTAGAAAAATTTAATGATAAGTATGATTTATTAACAAAAGACCAAAAACAAGTCCTTAAAGAATATATTACGGCCGTAGATTCAACCCCAGATTTAAGAAATTTTTACAACAGTAAAATTTTAGATTTAAAATCTACATTAACCGAAATTACTAAAAATATTAAGGATAAAGCTACTCAAATAAAAATTACTGAAGTAACTAAATTTTTAACTGAATTAAAGAAAACTGATAAAGTTGGAGATGATAATTTAGTGGATTTGTTACGTTATTATCAATTAGTAAGCGAAATAAAAACAGCAAATGGCGTACAAATATAAACTTAAAGAATTTGAAATAGGAGATGTAAAAGTTGATAACGGTACTAAATCTACTGTTACAGATATTGACTCTACTACAGGTGCTATTTCTTGGTCTATTCAACAAATACCTAATATAGACAAATTAGTTGAAGATGTAGATGAATTAACAGCTACAGCTAAAAAAGTGTATCAAAAAGCAAAAGATGATAAGAAGTTCTTAGACATCTATGAGCAAGCTAGATCATTAAGAAATGTAATTCGTACCCATGTTAGAAATAACTACCCAGATGACTATAAAAAGGCAATGAGGGAAAATATGAACGAAGAAAGTTCTTCTGTTTATAAAATGATTGTTGATTTAATATTAAATGCAAAATCCAAATATCCCGTCTATTATAATACATCAAGAGGGTGGGTTAATGTAGGTGGAACAGGGTATCAAGGTGGAGATTTAGTTACTATATTTAAGGCAAAACAAGGACAATCAACAGGTATTAAAAACGTATTTTATAAAGCAGCACAAACACCTGATGAAACTAAAAAAGAAGTTGAAAGATTATCAAAAGGTAAGATTTCAGTTGATTTAGAAGGTAAAGGGTCTTCTGCAATTTTAAAATATAATTTAAGAGAAGAAGAAGAAG